AGCGTTCCCTTCTGCAAAAAGCAACTTGTTTTCGTTTATAAACTCTGCAGGTTGAATCTTCATATTTCGATAGTGTTTTCCACCGACCTGTTCCTCTAAAGAATTATAAGTTGTTCCTTTAAACATATCTTTGTGTGTCATAATATATAAGCACGATCAAAGTTCTTCGGATCTAAGACATGTAATTCACGCTTCGCTCTCGTCGCCCCAGTATAAAATAATCTATGTAATTCATCTGGGTCGTGACTAAATGTTTCAAGAGCTGCATTGGTTAAGTCTTGCATCAGTAATACTTTATCGGCTTCTCCTCCTTTCGCTCCGTGTATGGTTGACATTATTATACGAGGATTTTTATTTAGTGTTTCTCCATTCGCCCTCATGTTACGAATGTAGTTTTCAGTTATGGTATCTAATCCTTCAAAAGATTCGAACCATACTTTATCGGTTATTAATCCATGTTTAGCTTTACAATCTTCTAATGTATATTTTTCTTCAGAGTGTAATGTTTTACCTTTTCTAAATCCCTCCAACACATTGGCTCCTAAATATTCGTAAATGTTTTTTATTTCTAAATGATTTAACATCTCTCCTTTTCTCCAGGATTCCCAATTATTTAATGCTAATAATAATTTTAATGATATGGAGTTTCTACCTTTGTATTGATAATACCAACCTTGAAGTTCACATAAATCTTTTGCATCATCTAAAAAATAATTAGCTGATGATAATACTAACCAATTACCTTTTGACATGTCTACTTGTGTAATGTCAGAATATCTTCGAAGAATTCCTTCATCATCTCTTGGTTTATATTGTTTATCAAATCTGTTTTGTACTTTATTTATTATGTGTTGCGATAGTTCGTGTATGGGTCCACCAGGTATACGATAGGATTGTTCTAAAGTTTTTATATCATCCACTTCTTCTTTAAGTGCAATAAAATGATCTACATCTGCACCTGCCCACTTAAATATTGCTTGGTCATCGTCACCTGCAATGTAAGTTTTTTTAGCATTTGACCAAAGCTTTCTAACCATGTCCCATTGTATGAGAGACAAGTCTTGTGCTTCATCTATAAATAAAACTTCAAATAAATTATTAATATCTTTTTTAATAAAATCTTCTAACAAATCATTAAAATCTTTTAGTCCTTTTTCTTTTTTAAATCTCTTTAATTCTTCAGATAAAAGGTATAAAGTATTGCGTTCAATATCTAATATGTTTTGACGAGAATCATAATATTCTAATAGATCCATTCTTTTAACTGCAGCTGTATTTATTATTGTAAGGTATTCATTATCAGAATTAAACGTGCCATCGTCCGCAGAGTATGATGCTGTTTTAATTGGAATGCCACATTTTTTACCAAACTCTTTGTAATCTTCTGGCTTCATCATTTTTTCTTTTGTCATTCCAAGTTGACCAAAAGCGTAGGAATGTAAAGTTCTAAAATTATCTAAATCGTTTTCTATATCTAGTCCAAATTTATCTGCAGCTCTCGTTGCAGCTTCAGTAGCTGCTTTTCTAGTAAAAGAAAAGTATCCTATCTGTTTGGGTCGAACACCTTGTTGTATAAATTCATCTACTAAATTTAATAACGTTGTTGTTTTTCCTGTACCTGGTGGTCCTAGTATTATTGTTTTCATATTTTTTTAGTTTCCTTTGTGCTATATTTAGTTTTGCCTGTAATAATTCTACTTCCTTTGTTAGTTTGTCTATCTCTTTTCTAAATCTTAAATGCCAGTTAATACCAACATCTTTAGAATACTTCATTAAAACAACCCTTTTAAAAGCCCAACTTTAAAAATTTCTTCTTTAGTTCTTGCTCTTGCACCCTTAGAATTTTCTGATCTAGTTACAAATCTTAAGTTATTAAGTCTATAGTTCCATGGTTTACTATCTTTGTGATCAACAACAGTTACATCATAATCATAAGGATCTAAATTACCTGGATTTAAAAAAGCTCTAGCTGCTAATTTGTGTATACAAATACTACAAGTTTTAGCGCCACCTTTTTTAGTGGTATCACTTGTTCTCAACATTACGTAAGGATATTCAATGGTATCTCTAATAACTACATGATGATGTTCTGCAACACCTTTGTCTCTATAATTTGTATTTAAAATATAAGGAAAATCTATTGTATTTAACTTTTCATGGTAGCCATAAAAAGGATGTCTACCTTCTGTAGGGTAAATAAAATATTGATTTTTAATTATGTTATGGTTTGGAATTATTTCTGCAACATCAATGGGTTTAGTGTTGGTTTGTATATTTTTAAAAATATTTTCTTCTTCCATAAATAATTTTAATTGATCACTCTTCATTAAAAGTTATCCTGTTGATAAGCGACTTTAGATAAACTAGCTTCTATTTTTTTCATAGTTTTAATTTTAATAAGTCTTGGTTGTTGTTTTTTAATTGTCATTCTAGTCTCCTCCACAAATATATTTTCTAATCTTTTAATTAAATTTCCTGTTTTTATTTTATCCATATCCCAATGATTTTTCTTACAGAAGTTATAGAAGTCTTCCATTCTAAAATATGTAAATTCTCTTTTGTCATCTGTGTATGGTAGCTTGTTAAATATATCATCTAAAGTTCTTGCAGCTTGTCTATTAGTTGTCCAATCTTGTAATAATCCTGTAAGTTCATTTATAGGATCTAATGATTCTAATGGTTCTACTTCTTGTAAGTTTGTCATCATTGGTTTTAAAAAATATTGTTTCCAATCTTTTGGTTTTGGTACAGGCACAACTAAATTAGCTTGATCTAAACATGCCAATGCAAATAACGGTGGACTATAAAGTTGTTCTGATTTTAATTCAATCCGCGTTCCACTTACATCTAAAAACCATTGTGGTGGTGTTGATTTATATTTAGTTAAGTTACCTAATAACGGCATTTCTTCTTCACCAAATCCTACACCAAATCTTTTTGTTCTACATAAACCAGATTGACAAATTGCATTAATTGGTGCATCTTTGCATCTATATTTATCATAACCTTTTCTATTTACAGATTTAATTAATTGTTGAACTTCACTATTACTTAATGGTGGTTCCATATATTTATGATTTGCTTTTACTATCTCATCTTCCCAAACATCTGGTGCAGCTTGTTTGTAGTAAACTGCAATATTAAACAATGCGTTGTTCCTTGAGCCCTCCCCAAAACCTGTTGTTGCAAGTTTATTTAAACAAGGAGGACCACTAGGAAAAGCTTCTTCTATTTTTTTCTCTTCTGTTTTGATATCTTGTAAGGCTTCTTCCGTGCAAGAGTAAAGATCATAGAGCTGATAAAATTCCTCAAGTGTACAACTGGAGCCATTATCGTTGATAGCATAACGCAGTCCTTTCATTTCATTGTGGTAGGGTAGATTTAAGAAGTTACCAGTGTCCCCACGATCCACTAGTATTTCTGTTTGTTTAGGAAATATTTCTGAACCTTCATAACCTAAAACTTTTGCAAATTGTTTTAGTTTAGATTGCATCAAAGATGCAGGAATATTTTCTTTAGTAAATAAAAAGACGTGTGCTCCGCCAGATTTAGATCGGCAGACTATTAATGGGAAATTATTGGACCTAATACTTTTAATGAGGCTAGTATGATCAAAGTTATATTCGTCAATATCAATACACCCCCACCTACAATCATTGTTCTCCGTAATAGGGATGATGCCCAAGGCTGGGCCTTTTCCTTCGAGGTGATTTGTCCAGAGTTCATCGGTGACGTCTTGACGAACAATAAAAGCTTTGCCTTGTTGCTTTCCGTTGCTGCCTCGCTC